AGCCTACTCCTTTAAGGAGAAACATTATGGGAATGCTACTTAGACGCAGATATGAGGAACACAACAATGTCACCACGACAAAGGTTCTTCATGAAGAGAAGAAAGTAGAAAAGGCAACAGAGTCCGTCAAGGACGAGAAGCCTAAGACAGTCAAAAGAGGCAGACCAACCAAGCAGTAAAGGATAAGGACGCTGATTATGGATGAAATCAAACAGAGAGTCATGCAGATGCTATTTGATTATCTGACGGACTCAGAAGACAGCACCATGGTTAGTGTCTTTGCCGACAGAGCAATGATGGCTTTCAGAGAGTACAGGAATTATCCAAGCACTTGGGAAGATGAAGCTATTGTTGCTGACATGACCAAGCATATCAGTTGCATATCGGACTTAGCGTTGTATGAGTGCATCCAGCAAGGGGCCGAGTTTCAATCGATGCACATCGAGTCCGGCTTATACCGTATGTGGAATAACAAGGGCAATGTATTCACGCAACATCGCATAGTTCCGTTTGTGACTGTATAAAAGACGGTGCATGGTACAGGCCCTCCACTGTATCGTAGGGAGTGCTTCTGTGGGCGGTTGGGCAAGGCACTAAAATTTTGGGGGAAGAGACATGAGGTGTTTACTTAGGCAGACTCAAGAGTTGTGGTTTTCTGCCAAATCCATGGGATATACAGGCATTGATGAGACATCTGTTTACACCAAGCCTGAGATGCACAAGTTTTCGGTATCTGCTACTGGCAGTACTCCTGAAGACTATGCGGTCGGTATTGTTCCTGATTATGACAGATACATAACATCTTTTGACCGCAAGTTTCAGCCTATCGAGGGTATGCAGGTTTGGGTTGATGTTGAGCCGGAACTCGACAATGACGGCAACCTTGTCATGACAGATGACGGAGAGCCGACCGTGCCGCCGGATTATACGCTCAAGCGTAAAGTCGATACCAAGATGGGCAATGTGGCTCGATACCTTATCAAGAAGAATGGTGACGAGGTAGGTGATTACCGTGGTTATCAAAATTAATGGCTTGTCAGAGAAATCGCTCAGAGAAGCAGCTGATAAGGTTGAAAAGCTTAAGGAAAGCTATGAGGCGAAGAACAGAGAATTTGTCACCGAGTTGCTCAAAGCTGGAATTAGAGTCGGCAGTGAGTCGCTTAGTGGCAAAGGAGATTCTGAACCACCTAGCTTTGACGAGCCTCATGTCGTTGTAGGAACAACAGATGGCACGATGACGGCAACTCTTATCCTGAGAGGCGAGGATGTCGCTTTTGTAGAGTTTGGAGCCGGTATCCACTACAATGGCAATCCTAACGGATCACCGCATCCCTTGGGTGTTGAGTTGGGATATACGATTGGCTCTTATGGTCACCATCATGGTCTTGAGGAAATGTGGACATACAAGGATGAGAACGGCATTGATGTCGTGTCCTACGGTACAGAAGCCACGATGCCATTATGGAAAGCAGAGGTAGCCATAAAACAGCAGTTTATATCCATAGCAAAAAGTGTATTCGGGAGTTAATCATGGCAGACATCATTCAGAATCCCATTGAGGAGATATATGGACGCTTCGTATCTGAGTGTGTTGAGAAAAACATCATAGATGCAAGCAGCATATCCTTTGGGAAGTCGGACGTTGGTGCTGTTCTCCCATGGGTGGCTTTCAAGCCTATGACAAACTACACTTGGATACAGGCAAGGGACCTCTCAAATAACGAGAATGCCATCATCGTTAATCTACAGATTGAGTGCTTCGCAAAGACAGAATCCAGGGCAATGAGGCTTGAGGATGAAACCAAGCAGATTCTTTTCAACATGGGTTTCTACTCAGTAGGCTTCGCTCAGAGATTCAAGAACAACGAGGTGCATCGATATATAGGTCGTTATGACCTTAGATATACTGGCGAGTTGCTTGACTTGTCAGAACTTTAAACACATAACTGGCACTCAGTATAAGGAGAGTGTCACTGACCACTGATAATTAGGAGGTTGATTATGTCGGCGAAAGCACATAATACAATTGGCACAATTCTTAAATTTGGTACTACAGCAAACTCACTGACTGAACTGTGCAAGATCAAGACTACTCCCCAGCTCAATGGTGAGAGAGAGCAGATTGAAAGTACAGACCTTACAGATACGGCCCAGACATTCGTGCCTGGAGTCCAGTCGGTCGAGAATATGCAGTTTACTGCAAACTTTACACTGGCGGCTTATCAATCCTTGAAAACCAATGCACTTACTGATGGCTTCTTCGAGATCGACTTTGTTTCCGCAGGTGCAAAGGCAACATGGGAAGGACAGTACGATGTATATGTCAACGAGACAGAGGTTAACGGCCTCATCGAAATGACGATCACTGTTTATCCTTCTACAGTAGTCACCATTGCTGCAACGGCTACTACATAAGCCAACATCAAATAAATAACTGGGAGGGCAGTTATGTATATTTTCAAGATTCACGGCAAAGAATACAAGGTTCGTTTCACCTATCGTATGATTTGCAAGGATGACCTTTTGGATAAAATCTCCGGCATGGATTTGGAGAACATGGACGCAAGAGGCATCGTTGACAAACTCACAACCACAACCGCAGAACTTCTGCTTGCCGGATTGCAGAAATACCACAAGGACGAATTCGGATACGATAACGATGAGGAAAAAGCACAGAGAATAGATCAGATGCTTGACCTTTTCGATGATTATGAGGACGAGTCCACAGAGGAGCATGAGCAGTCGGCGGCTACGCTTTATCGTGACCTTCAGTCAGAGTTGGAGAAGAACGGTTTTTTATCAACAATGCTGAAAGCAGCGACCGAAGCGGAGACGATGGAGAAGACAGCGGATACGGTGAAGAAGGATATGGAGAACGAATCAGCGAGAGTGATCGCTATGACTCCTATCGAGAACGAGTAACACACATAACTCTCCCTTACTTCCTAATGTTGGGAGTGAGTGAGGAGAAGTTTTGGGAGTCAATCCCTGTGGAACTTGAGCCGTATCGAGATATGGACGAGATGCAACAGAAGCGTCTTGACTATCAGATGTGGCAGATGGGTGCATATATCACCAAAGCCGTAAGCGTTGCTGTAGACAACGTCCTTAATGGCAGAAAATCGAGGTCTAAGTACTTCGATAAGCCATTCAGCGCAGAAGAGGTTGATGATAAACCAAATCCCGAAAGGGAATTTAATAGATTCTGTGCGTGGGTAGCTGTCTATAACGAGAATTTCAAGAGACAGAATGGGCAAGGGTAAAACCTTGCCTATTTTTTTATGGAGAAAAACGCTATGGCATCTCAAAAGATTGATGAATTACAACTTAAAATCGGCTCCGATGCCAGTAGTGCTATAAGACAATTAAGCAATTTAGCTAATGCCCTTAAGACGGCGGCTGACTCTGCATCGGGACTCACTAATACAGCAAATGCGATTGATAACCTTACTGGTTCTGTCGCAAGGTTGGCGAGTGGGGATTTTGACAATGCCGTTAAAAATTTACGGAAGCTTAATCGTGCATTAGACAAAATCAAAGACAAGAGCGTTTCTGTCAATGTCAGCGTCAATGGCACTCAGGGTCTTGGCAATCTGACAAGTGCCGGAAAAAGCACAAGCAAAGCACTTAGTTCGATTACTGGCGATAGCGGTAACTCTCCTGGATGGAAAGCACTGCAAACCGCATCGAACACTACGGCTTCTGCACTCAAGAAGGTACTGAGCGTTTCTCTTGACCTTGGCAAAAAAGGTGCTTCGGCTCTTGGCAATTTCATGGGGCAGATGGGACTGATTCCACATCATGCAAACGGTGTTGACAGGGCGGCGATAAGCTTTGGCAACCTTCTCAGAGCGGTACTGCCATTTATGAGTATCAAGGGGATATTCAACTGGGCAAAGGATGCCGTAGGCATGGGTTCATCCCTTGTGGAAATTGAGAACGTCATTGACACAGCATTCGGTAGTCTGAAGAAAGGCTACGAGGATATATCGGGTTATGTCTATAATTGGGCGAAAGGCACGATTGACGCATTCGGTGTATCTGAGTTAGCGGCGAAACAGTATGCCGGACGCTTAATGTCCATGTTCAACTCCAGTGGATTCGACATCACTGAAGGAATGAGAGACAGTGCGGCTAAGATGTCCACAGACCTCATTGAACGAGCTGGTGACATTGCTTCCTTCTATGACATTACTGTTGACGAGGCGATGACGAAGATCCAGTCAGGCTTGGCTGGAATGACACGACCTCTGAGGTCATTGGGTGTGAATATGTCCGTTGCCAACTTACAGGCATTTGCTCTCAGTCAAGGCATCACACAGTCTTGGCAGAGTATGGATCAAGCCACTCAGATGGCGTTGAGATACCAGTACATCCTTAATGCGACACAGTACGCACAGGGAGACTTCGCAAGAACTTCGGGTAGAGTGTGTGCCCCTTGTTACCGTAAGGTAGCATAGCAAATCGAGCAAAATCGGTGAAAGCTAAGTTGACTTTATTCAAACGTTTTGATAAAGTCTACCTATGAGAAAATATTACATATATAAAGCGACTAATAAAATCAATGGAATGTCTTATATAGGACAGAGTGTTCATCCGCAAGAAAGAATATCTCAGCACATGACGGATAGGAGAAACGAAAACTCCATATTCCATAAAGCTATAGATAAATATGGTGCTGATGCTTTTGAGTGGACAATTCTTGCTAAAGTAGATGGCAAGGAAAATGCAGACATTGCCGAAAAACACTACATCGAAACCGAAAACACATACAAACCCAACGGTTACAATATGACCAAAGGCGGTGATGGTGGTTCGATGTGGAATGCGATTCCAGTTGTTTGCTTGACCAAAGACGGAGAGTTCGTAAAGAGATATGACAGTGCAACAGAGACACAAAAAGACGGCTACTGGCAGTCAAATGTGCTTGACAGTTGCAGAAATGTCGGCAAAACTTGTAAGGGTAAAATCTTTATGTTTGAATCCGACTACCTTGCAAGAGGTGGTAGAAAATGGTCAAAGCCGATGCCGAACTACTTAAAGCCAATAGTCCAATGTGATTTACAAGGAAACGAAATAAAGCGTTTCAAGTCGATTTCAGAGGCAGAAAAAGAATTGGGTATAGGACACAATTTGATAGTATCGTGTGCTAAAGGAAGATACAAAACAGCACACGGTTTCATATTCGTGTATGCAGAAGATTTTCCGATTAAAGATTTAGATCAACGCAAGCACAACAAAAAAGGTCGCAAAGTTGCAAAGGTAGATGTAAAGACAGGCGAAATCTTAAAAGTGTATGACCGAATGACCGAAGCGGCTGAAGAATTGAACGGCAGTCACAAGTTTATACACAAAGTGCTAGACAAGCCTGACAAGACAGCCTATGGATATAGGTGGATAAGTCAATAAGCTAATACCGAGATAACCGTATTGTTTAAAAGCAATCGGTATTGTAGAGCGTAGGGATTGAACCTATGCTCTTTCTTTTATGAGAGAGTGTAGAATATAACATCCCCAAGAGTGTTCGACAACTCGACAGAGTTGAAAATGTACGCCGAACTTATAGGAAACTATAAGAAGTATGGGATAAAAAGCCTATACGATAACATAATTGACATTTGCGAACCAAGTTAGATTATTATCGCTAAATTTCCAAGTATTGTCTTCCACTATTGGACAGGGACTTATCTCAGCTATCGCTCCGGCGATTAGTTGGCTCAATGCTTTAATCTGCAAACTTATTCAGGCGGCGAACGCATTTAGGACATTTATGTTTTCGCTATTCGGCAAAGCCATAGGTGCCACAAAAGGTGTTGCTAACGACATGGCAGGATACCTCGATGACGCATCTGACGCTGTTGGTGGACTTGGTGGTGGAGCCGGAGACGCTGCGGATGGACTTGGTAGTGCCGGAAAAGCCGCCAAAGAACTGAAGAAGCAACTTACTGTTTTGCCATTTGATGAACTCAATCAGCTTGCCAAAGATACCGAATCCGCATCTAGTGGCGGTGGCGGTGGTGGCGGAGCTGGCGGCGGTGGTGGTGGCATCGGTGGTCTTGGTGACCTTGGTATTGAAGACTGGGGTACAGGACTTAACATCGATGACTCTCCTGTTGTCCAAGCAATCAACCGTTGGGCGGCTCGTATAAGAGAGGCATTCCAAAAACATCAGTGGGCGAATCTTGGTCGCATCATTGCTGAAGGAATTAATTCGGGTTTCAAGTACATTTATGACATCCTCGATTGGGAGAAACTCAAGCCGAAGATTGTTGATGGTTTCATCACTCCTTTTCAGACTACTTTTAACAGCATGATGGACTGGATTGATTGGGACCTCATTGGAGCAACCTTCGCTAGAGGACTTAATGTCATTGTATATACTCTCAGAGCGTGGATAACAGGATTCCACTGGAGAGATTACGGTGGGTATCTTGCCGAGGGTATGAATAGCATGATTAACGGCATTGATGCAGATGCGTTAGGTCGTTTGATTGCTGACAAATTTAAGACTGCATGGGAGTTCTTCGGCGGTTGGGTGAGAAAATTCAACTTCAAGAGTTTCGGCTCTAAGCTGAAGATAATGTTCACGAGTGCGCTTGACGAACTTGATTTTAACGATATGGGCGAAAGCCTTGGATTGTTTATAACTGGCATCGCCAACACAATCTCAGAGTTCTTGAGAGATGGTGATGTGCAGAAAAAGGTTACAGAAGCACTCACAGATTTTGCTAACGGATTCATTAAAGGGTTTGATGGTGAAGATGTGAGAGCGGCACTTGAATCACTGTCTGACACCATTGGCGGTATTCTTGGCGATACTCTCAGGGGAATTGACAAAGAAGGTCTTGCTGAAGATTTCAAGAGTGTTCTTGAGGGACTTCCTTGGGACACAATCTTCAAAGGTCTTGGTGCTATTATTGGTGGAAAACTTGCTCTCCAGTTCTTTGGTACAGCTTTCAAAAACAGAGCAAGTGCAATTCTCGCATCGCAGTTTCCTAATCTGTTTGGCGGTGGAGCCAGTACTGCTGGTGTTGCTTCTGGTGTTTCCACAGGAGCCGGAGCCGCCGCAGGAGCAAGCGGACTATCTCTTGGCGCTGTAGTAGCCGGAACACTTGCGGTCACAGCAATTACAATCGGTGCGATTGAACTTGGTAAATATATCAAGGAGCATGGTTGGTTACAGCTTGACACAGAGGGTAATAAGCAGAGAGCCGCACAGGAAACATCTGAAGGCGCTAGGAAGAATCAACAGGCACTTGATAAAGCCGGAATGAACGGTGCTGGTTACAATACAAGCATTCAGACTGTCCCGAATCAGCCTGCTCCTCAGACTTCAGTTCCTTCAGTTCCGAAGGATAATGCTCCAAAAGCATCCAAACCTACAAACACTGTAAATACGGTTACAACCGTAATGAAGGGTGTTACAGATGGCTCTTTCAAGAATCTGCAAGTTGGAGTGAACACACTAAAGAAGGACCCTACAATCACAAAGTATCTCGCAGGTCAGCAGACTGGCTCCTACAAATCCAATAAGAAGGATTACAATGCGTGGGTTTCTAATAAAGTTACAAAGACAAGTGATTCTAAAAAGACCTCTGCATATAACAGCATTTTTGGTCATTGGACTAATTGGAAGAGTGGCACAATTAAGAAGACCACAACTTCAGCTAAGACGAACGCATACAACACAATCTTTGCTCATTGGACTGGTTGGAAACCTCAGTCGGTCACGAAGACTACTCTTGGTAAGAAAGGCACTAGCTACATCAATGTAAATGGACATTGGGTAAAATGGGATAGTGAAGGAATTACCAAGACTGCTTTCGGTGAAGGAAAAGATAACTATTGGAGCCTGTCCAGTGACTACAAAGGATTGAAGAGCAAAGACATCACGGTTGGCATTACAATAGATATTGATACAACAGTTGACCAGATTGTCGCAGAATTTGCGAACGCACCTTCAAAAGTACTTGCAAACATCGTTAAGAGAAGAAACAATGCTTTTGGCGGTTTGTTCACAGGTCCTCTTGGTTTCCAAGTGTTTGGTGAAGCAGGTGACGAGGCGGCGATTCCTTTGGAGAGAAAGTCCACCATGAAGAAGATCGCAAGTGCGATTGTTAATTCGGGTGGCATGAGTACTTCCAACAGTGATGACATTGCTGATGCGATTGCCATGAGAGTGCTTCCTGTGATGGCTGAGATGGTTAATAGGGCGAACAATCGTCCTGTTAATGTCAATGCTACTTTGTACACCGAGAACAACGAAGTGCTTGCTAGAGCGGTCAACAAAGGTAACAGAAGCCTTGATAAGAGGTACAATCCTGTATCGCAGTTCAGTTACTAAAACAATGAGGGAGATGGGTTAAATGCTCGTCTCCCTTTTCACATATACAGTGAGGTGAATTATGGCAGATGTGCTTCTGAGAGTAGATGGCGTGGATATGCCTAATCCATCCAAGATGCAATGGGGACTTCAGGATGTGAGTATCGGAGACTCAGGAAGGGATGACAGTGGCTATATGTTCAAAGGCCGCATCACTCAAAAAATCAAGCTTGAGGTTTCGTGGAATGCGGTCACACCTGCTGTGGCATCCCAGATTCTCAATGCGTTCAATCCCGAATATATGCAAGTCCGATATTTCGATCCTAAAGAAAACGCTTACAAAATCATTGAGGCATACATTGGTGACAGGACTGCACCAGTCAAGATTTGGACAACCAATCAGAAGATTTATGAGACGCTGAGTTTTGACATTATCGAGAGGTAACAATCATGATTAATTACCCTTCTACTGCTTTCATGCAGAAGATAAATAATGGCGATATACCTCTTGTAAGGATGCAACTTGTCACAGCAAGCGGTCAGACCAAATGGCTTGAAGATGGGCAGATTTGGGGAAGTGGTTTTTCGATTTCTGAGGCTACTTCACAAGACGGAGAGTTTTCTGTCGGCAGTGCGATTATCGGACAGTTCAATTTTTCGCTCACCAACTTTGACCGAAGTCTTGATAGTATTGATTTTGGTGGAGCGACAGTAATTCCCACAGTCTACTACGAGATTGAAGGAGTTAAGCAGTATCTTGCCAAGGGCATCTTCTACGTTTCCAGTCATACGACAAGCGGTAACATCATCAACTGCACTGCAATGGATGCGATGAAGCTGCTTGATAAGTCTCAGACGGCGATTACATATCCAATCACGGTTCAAAATCTGATAAATACCATCTGTACAGCCAATGGCATTACGCTCGACAGCACAAACATCCCTAATGGCGATATGCAGATTGCAGAGCCACATTCTGATGGTGAGCAGAAGCCTGTTTATACGGACAGACAGATGTTGTCTTACGCCTGTCAGCTTGTGGGATGTTACGCAAGGATAAACGAACTTGGTCACATGGTTGTCGATTGGTATGACTTCTCCAATCCAGTCAATATCTCGACCACTTTTGATGGCAAGAGTCTTTGGACTAATCCAATCATGGTTACTGGCATCCAAGTTGAGGTTGGAAACGTCACTGGCAAGTATGTGGCGATGTCTATTGATCCCTTCGGAAACCTTAACTACATGAGGTCATCTGATGTCTCTGATGTTTTTGTCATCAACGATGATGGTGAGCTGGTTGCAACGGCTGAAAGTGGCATTACGTACACACTTGTCAATCAAGAGTTGATAAGGACTGAGGATGTCCCTGGAACTAACTCAGAGGAGAATCCTGAGAATGTCACAGTCATGTATGGAACTGATGACAGAGTTATCAAGATTGCCGAGAATCCTTATATCACCATTGATAACGTGCAGAGGGTCTGTGAGATTATTGCGGACAAGATTTTTGCGACAGCATTCCGACCTGGAACGTTGCCATTGCTGTCGAATCCATGTCTGCAAGCCGGAGATGTGCTTTCGGTAACGGACAGAAACACAGGACTGACATATCTGATGCCGATAACAAGCACTGTGTACAACAAGCAGTTGGTACAGAATGTTGTTTGCTCGTTTGAGGACAAGGAAGACCAAGACCTCAGGCCCAACTCTTCATACAACATGAAGCTTTCGGTAGAGAATGCAATTCAACAGGCTCAGACGGCTGACAGCCTTGCTAGGGCGGCACAGGAACTTGCGGAAACAAGCGGATACACACCATACATTGTCAGCGATGACGGCAGTTCCTTCTATGAGGATACCGAAGCGGACCTTAACGCAATCATCTATGACAACGAGATGAATGAGGTCGATCCCAATGGCACAGAGTTCATTTATCGTTGGTGGGTGACACAGGACGGTCTTTGGGGCAAATACCTTGATGGTGGCAAAAACATAAACGTACAGATTGATGATTCGCTTTGCAAGTTTGCGAGTGGCATCTACTTTGAGACTATCGACATTGAGGAAGGTATCAATCCTTTTTCGCTGTCCACTAGAAATGGTGTAGTCCTTACAGACAGAAACGGCATTCCGCTGACGGTAAGAGCGGCAGAGAGGTATGGCTAAATGATTTCTCAACCTTATACAGTCATGAGGGTCAATAAGATAGGCAAGCCTTATGTCCAATCGACAGACCCTTCTAGGACAAACAAAATAGCGGTCAATGATATGTGGCTTAATCCGTCTGCCGGAACAATGAAGATGTGGAACGGCACTGAATGGATTAATATGCAGTTTGGTGAGGACGCTCTCATGGATAACTGCATCGCAAATCGCATGATTGCCGGAGAGATTTCTGCAAACAAGATCACGACAGGAGTCTTGCAGTCACAGGACGGAAGTTTCAGACTTGACCTATCTACTGGCGAAGCTACTCTGATGAAGCTAGTCATGGGTGGGCAAGTCGAGGGTGATGTCATTGCCACATCAACAGATGAACTTACTAGAGTTAAGCTGAGAGGCAGTGAGGAAATGGAAGAGGGCGATGATTCAGAGATTACGGCTGGTATCGTCCTTGAGAGCAGAGATGGCACGACTGATGAAGACGATTGGGTGGCATCAGGTCGCTTGCACTTTTCTGATAATGCTAGGCAGTCCGCTTGCACTGTACAGAAATTTCAGATAGGGATACCCGATGATTACCGTCCCGACATGGGGTTTAACGGTGGCACATACGATGGTCTGCTTTGGCAGATGTTGTCTCTCGATTGGCTGAGAAGTGCTAGGTACACATACCATGGTGCTAGGCTGATGAGTCGTGCTTCTACGGACGATGCTTTCACCAATGTAGTTCCTGTACTTACTGCGGTTGGAAGCCTGTTTTCGGGCAACGCTGTTGTGGCTAGTGGCACTGCGACTTGCACTTACAAGTTTAACGAGGTCATGCAGATTGATTTCAACGTCAAAGTTACCACAGCAGGTAGCAGCGGTTCACTTCCATTTGGTTTGTCTAGGACACTACTGAGGCAGATTAACACAGCGATTCCACTCATCACTCCCTTGGATGGCGGTAACTTGCAGATATTCAACTCTGACGGCACACTGCGGTCCGCATATGTTGGAGCGACATTTGTGGTTGTCGATGATGTTTGGAAACCTGCATACAACTCAAACGGAACGATAACACCACTTGTAGAGACATCGCTCACATCGGGCATGACACTTGTGGGTACTTGCTACGGCACATACGATTTTGAGGTAGAATAATGACTTTGAATTTTAACGGTATGGACTATCCTGTTACGAGTGAGTCCATCTATACGGACATCAAGATTTCGGAGTTGAGCCTTGATGAAGCGGTCACTGTGGCAAGGGATATGGAATCCATGGACAGCTATGTTTTTAACCTTAACCATTACAGTGACATGATAGTGCAGAGAAGGATCATCATCATTGACGGTGCTATGGCAACTCTGCGTGTTCAGCTGAGAGAAAAGACCGCACAGGAACGGCTGAACGAACTCTTAGCAGAAAGGGGTGAGACTGATGGCTAATTCGCCCACATATTTACCTGTATATACACTGGCACAGATGATTACTCCTACGAGAGCGGATTACCTTGTGGTAAATGCTTCGGGCAATACTGGAGATGTCAAACTGCTGACGATTGATACCCTTATTAAGACATTCTTCCAGGATTACATGGACGGTTCAGAGATTGACTCAACCGTACTTGACCATTATAGGACCATCGGTTGGACAGACCCTACATAAGGAGAGAAACCATGAATATTTTATCAAGTTTGCTTGATTTCATCTGTGGTAAGATTTCCAGCTTTACATCAAAGATTACAGACATCGAAGGTAAGCTGAGTAATGCTGTGGTTATCAAATCGTACAGCTACCAATACTCCAATCTTGCCGCTGGCGGTGCATTGTCTATCACAGCCAACAACTTCGGTGCTACAACTCCTTCTGGGTACTTACCGCTTGCCGTCAGAAGAGCAACCACAGGCTCAAACTGGTGCTACATCACTGGTATGCTTGCAGACGGCACAGGAACAGGAACTATGCTTGCGATCCATAATGTCGGCACTGTGGCGATAAGTGGTACGGCTACAATTCGAGTGGCATACATTAGGTCATCCCTTGCAGATGTTCTTTAAGAGGTGAGAATATATGAGCAACATTATCAACGCCACGTTCGCTAGTGGCGATACAAGCATTGTCACCAACGCACAGTATATGTTCGCAAGAGGACAGATTCTTCAGATTGAAGGAATTGACCTTCCGAGCGTATACCGAGTAAATTTTTCAAACGCTCCAACTGGTGACTCAAAGACTCAGATTGGTACTGCTGACGGAGTAATCATTCCCGATGTTTATTTCACGACAGGGAAACCGATTTATGCCTATGTCATGATTTCAACCGATGATGATGATAGAGAGATCAAATACGACATCACCATTCCAGTGCTTAATGCGACTGAGCCTGAAGATGACACTCCTACGGAAGAGCAGACATCAATTATCGACCAGGCTATCAATGCTCTCGCAGAAGCTACTACTGCACTTAATGATGCGGTGACAAGAATTGATGGTGCGGTCGAAAAGATAGAAACATTAGCATTCAGAATTAACGAGGTCGGAGAATTGATCGAACAGACAGGGGGTGATGACTAATGGCTGTTGTTACAACAAACCTTGGTCCTGTCACTGCTTATGGTGATGCTGTTAGAGGCGGTTATACTGGCACCAAGGAACAGTGGGAAGCTTTAATGGCTGACTATGGCACAATCGGCACACAGGCACAGCAAGACGCTCAGACAGCTTCTACAGCGGCTCAGACGGCTACCACAAAGGCTAGTGAAGCTAGTGCTAGTGCGACACAGGCTCAACAGGCGGCTGCTTCCGTTAGTACGCCGGATACAACTCTTACGCAGTCGGGCAAAGCTGCTGATGCGAAAGCTACTGGAGATGAGATTTCTTCGTTAAAGGAAGATTTATCCGCACTGGAGGATCGCGTCGAAGTCCTTGAGCACGGCGGTGGCGGCGAAACATGGACGAACGCAGATGAGGTGAATTACTAATGGCACACGTACTTATCACAGAGCAGTATCTCGCGGATATAGCAGATGCCATTAGAGCGAAACTTGGTGTATCTGACACGTATCTGCCGAGCGAGATGTCTGATGCTATCGAATCAATATCGGGTGGCTCTGCTTCTGAGTTAGTGGATAATCCCGAATATTTTTATTCCGAGTGCGTTGATACGGTAAGAAAAATTGATGCACTCCGAAACGACCATACATTTGTGATGTACTTTATCACGGACTCCCATGTGTACACATCAAACAACAATCTCCAGTATTTGGATGTTCAGTTGGCAAGCATGAATGCCGTGGCTAAGATGATTAAGCCAGACCTTGTCGTGCATGGTGGTGACATGACTAACGGAAGCGAAGCAAAAGCCACAACCATTGCATTTACAGACCATATCGTGAAATGTATGCGTGAAATTGGTGGGAGCGATACCCATATCTTGATTGGCAACCATGATGGTAACACAGTTCAGCCAACAGGAAGAGACAACGAAACCGAAAGAATCACTGAAGCAGAAATGCTTACCATGTATCGCTCATGGAATGACAGTTTCACTTACGCAGGCAACAACTATCAGGGTGGTAACTTCTACGGCTATAAGGATTATGCCGATATTGGTCTGAGGGTTATCCGCTTGCACTCATATATCGAGGACATCGGCAATCCATCTGCGACAGGCGGCATGGGCGGTAACTGGGGATATTATGCGGACGAACTGACATGGTTTACGAATGTTGCTCTAAATACAGATAATGCGATCCTTATTATCTGCCACCAGACACTATCACCTGTTCTGCAAGGCTATCCCGAATCACAGGACATTCCACACAGGGGTACAAGTTTCCAACAGGCGATTGATTCATGGTTAAATGCAAACAGCAATCACAGATGCGTGGGAGTTGTTCATGGGCATATTCACTGGGACTACGCCGCCAAAGGCAAAGGGACTTTTTCTGTTATCGACCACAGTACAAAGAACGTAGTCAGCAGAACAGGATCGTATGGAGATTTCTATGAGTATGCACAATGCTTCTGCAACTATATGCCAAGTTTCAGCACGGCAGATAGCGTTCCGACATCTAGTTACAGAGATGTTCCAGCAGATGCGATATTCCGTGGAAGGACGGCACATACTGCATCACAGGGGTTGTGGACTGCGGTCATTGTGGATACGCAAGCAGAGACAATTAATTTTATTCGCTTTGGTGCGGGCGATGACAGAGCGTTTGGATATGGCGCAATGGTATACCATAGCATCAACGCAAACCTTACAGGTGTTACTCTGAGCAATGCACAGACATCCATTGAGGATGGAGAATCTTACACGGCTACGGTGACACCGAACAGTGGTTATACGATTGACAGCGTTACGGTCACAATGGGCGGTACGGACATTACATCTACTGCATATAGCAATGGCGTTATCACTATCGCAAGCGTGACAGGCAACGTAAGCATCACGGCTACGGCAAGTAAGCCGAGAGTAAATGTTCTGCCTACTGCGCTTGACACAGACCTGTCCTCTATCTATCCTACGGTATCCCACAGCAGTTTAACGACCGAAGGATATGCAAGCGGATATAGATTGGGTTCTGGTGGTACGGAATCGGCGGCGAGCGGGAAATATGTCACTGGATTTATTCCTGTCAGGCAGGGCAATACGGTCACGCTCGAAGGCATCAGTGTCAACGCAACGACAAATGATAATGACTATATAGCCTTCTACGATTCTAGCAAGACAAAGCTGTTTTCTCGATACGGATATGCTTGGATAGCACAGACGGGATCAGTCCTTGCGCCGCATACTGAGTCTGATGGAGTAATTACATCCTTCACGCTGACAGGCGGAACTCACGCTGGGACATCTTATGATTTCTCAAACGTTGCTTATATGAGACTGTCGGCAGGTAACATTAGTAGCAACTCTGCGATTTATGTTGAGTGAGGTGATTGCTTATGAACACATCCAAAATCATTAAGGGAGTAGTCGGCGGTGGGCGGTATACCGTAACTGCTCCCATCATCAAAGAGGACTACGGTCTGTATCTCAAAATCGAGGGTCTGGAACTGCCGTCTACGTATGAGGTCGATTTCTCCAACTCCGAGCATAACGGCACATCTGTAACCATGATCGGCAATTCTGACGGAGTGCTTATCCCTTCGCAGTTTATCAGCAGTGGAAAAGATGTTTTCGCTTTTCTCTACCATGTCGGTGCTGACTTTGGTCGGACGGTCTACAAATTCCGCATCCCCAATAAGTTAAGACCTGATAGAACAAATATCGCTCCTACTCCCGAAGAACAGAGTGTGATTGACCAGACCATATCTGCGCTGAATGATGCGGTAGAATCTGCACAGGAAGCACAGGAAGCAATCGAGAATATGTCCGTATCTGCTCAGACTTTGGCAGAGGGCGCAAGTGCAACAGTCACCAAGACCGAATCCGAAGGAGTTGTCCATCTTGAGTTTGGAATCCCGAAAGGTGCAACAGGCGCGCAGGGTGAACGTGGCGAAAAAGGTGATAAGGGTGACACTGGAGCGCAGGGTATTCAAGGCGAACAGGGAATACAAGGTGCTAAAGGCGACAAAGGCGATAAAGGCGATAAGGGAGACAAGGGCGATACTGGTGCTACTGGCGCAAAGGGCGAACAGGGTGAGAGAGGTCCGCAAGGCATACAAGGTGAGCGAGGACCGCAAGGACCGAAAGGTGATGATTACACTCTGACTGAGCAGGACAAACAGGATATTGCAGACCTTATTCCTGTTCCCGAAGCGGGTGGCATGGTTGTCACGGCTACCCTTGTCAGCGGAACGCAATATACCATCAACAGCACTTATGACGCTATCAAGACCGCTCTCTCAGCAGGAAAGACCGTAGTTGTGATGACTGGGGGAATCCCACAGCCGTATGTCGGCAATGTACAGTTGGATGGTGAATGGTATCTTGCTTTCGGCGTATCTACAATTTATGACAACATAGCAACTCTGACAGGATTTATGATTCCGCAGACCTATCAGAATGTTGCCATTTTGACTCAGCAGAATACGACCATTCCACAGCTTAATGATGTGCAGATTAACGGGCAGAGTATCGTCAGTGATGGGGTGGCAAATATACCGATTGCAACAACCACACTGAACGGAGCAATGTCCTCGACCGATAAGCAACGCCTTGATTCTGTATATGCTGACTATTCCTCCGCACTTACGGCATTGGGGGTGATTTGATATGGCTACACCTTTAACTGATAGTATCAATGCGCTCACAACTTATGCTAATGAGGTCACAGGGGCATCGGATACAACCTTGTCAGATGCAGTGCATACCCTTGCGAGTGGGTATGGTGGGGATGGAACATCATCATGGACAAAGGTTGCGGAAACGAATTATCAAGTCAGTACGACAAAAACAACAGCAACAGAAATAGCCATATGGGTAACAGGACATAGTGAGATATGGACTAGCAATAAATGGGTGTGGGTGCGTGTTAGAGATACGGCAGGAAAGCGGGCAGGATATTTTTATGGTTCAGATTCTGTTATTATTATTTCGAAAGATATGTCTGGTACAACGTCATCCGCAGGTATACGATCGTGTATCCGATTCAACTCAAGTAGTGATTATGCGGTCAGCGTAGGTTCTTCCTCAACAGGATATGGTGTATACGCTGACATGATTTACTCAGATGGTCGTATCCGAATTAAATCAAGATATAGTTCTACAGCTTCCTTAACCATAGACGGCATATATAAGGTCGAAGTTTACTTACTTGACCCTGCAGGTGGAGTACCGATTTTTGAATAATAAGAAAGGAGATATTACAATGTTCCAATACTACATTACCGAAGTCCGCAAAACAACAACGGGCGAATACGAACACGATAACTACTGGGTCTATGACGAGAATGAGCAGACCGCAAGGCTCAAGGGCGAAGGCAAATTCCATGAGGTTCTCTCAAGAGCGGCAACGTCCACATTCGCAGAACACGGAGCGATCCTATTTACTTCCACTTGCTACCCTATTAAGCATGAGTGCTATGTACATGGGGCAGAGGTGACATCTACTCCCGAACCCGAAGAGGTGAGCGAAGATGCCTAAATCATGGTGGTGCGGATTTTCAATCCTATGGATGACATTAATACTCATGTATGTACACTAAATATGAAAGAAACAATATATTGGATTGCTTTTGGTGCATTTATTGTGGTCTGCTTTATAAATGCTATTTTTCATCCGAGAGACTAACTTAAAGCAGAGGTGACAGAAGAGTGAACAAAAACCGTTAGAGGTTTTTATAAGCGTTTCTTGAGGGAAAGGCCGAATTTGTTTTTGTCCTTTGCGGATGGGACGTAAAATCATCCGCATCTATTTTAAAGCAGTCTTTTACTCAGTCCAAGGATTAAATCGTACTTGAATCTGTAATCATATTGTCATAAAATAGAAATACATCTGAACAACAAAAAGAGAGCCGTGAACGACTACCAATCAGAAACACGACTCTCAACCCGAAGGTATGGTGTAATTCTATCATGCCTACCTTCGTATTGTCAAAGGGAGGCTATTTTTTATGGAAGAAAGCAGAGAACAGTACATTCAGGCAGTAAAGGAAAGGCTTGCAGCTATTGTTGACTCAAAGACGGCACATGACATCATTGATGTTATCGCTTACGAGTTGAGAGACTATGAGATCACTAAGCGGTCTACTGAGATTGTTCCGTACGATGACGAGAACGAGAAGATACTCAAATCATATTTGGCTTGCTTGGTCGTTGAGGGCAAGTCCAAAGGTACGGTACGGATGTATCGATACTCAGTCAGACAGTTGTTCGCATTTCTTGGAAACAAGAGATATGACAAGATCACGACATATGATATAAGAGCGTGGCTTGCATCTATGAAAATGAGAGGATGCAAAAATACGCATATAAGAAATCAGCGGTGTAACATCTCTCCATTCTTCGCATGGCTGCATAGCGATGGATTGATTGAGAAGAATCCAATGTCATCGATAAAGCCGATTAAGGTCCCTGTAGAGGAGAGAAAAGCACTTACAAGTGATGAGATTGATACAATCCGTGATTCGTGCAAAAGCCTTTCGGAAAGAGCGGTCGTGGAAGTACTGCTTGCGTCCGGCTTACGAGTCGCAGAGTTGTGTAATCTCAAACTTGAGGATATTGATTTTGATTCGATGACGGTTAGAGTTAAGAGCGGCAAGGGCAATAAGGACAGGACAACTTTTATCAATCCTGTTGCTAAGAAGCACCTAGTAGCTTACATGGAGTCTAACAAGCATAAATCAGAGTATGTTTTTACTACCAGGGAAAGCAAACCGTATACTCCAAGTGGCATCCGCTATTTGACAAAAACGCTTGCTAAAAGATGCGGAATCCATATCCATCCACACATCTTCCGAAGGACATTGGCTACGGACTTGGCAAGAAAAGGTATGCCGATTCAGGAGATCCAAAAACTTCTTGGTCATACAAGTATCGAGACTACGAGAAAGTATATCGAGACTAGGATGGAGAAGGTCGAGGCATCTTACAGGCAATATGTTGCATAAACTTTATGGCACTCACTTATGTGGGTGCTTTTTTTAATTCAAGAAAGGGGCCTACGCCAATGGATTTTCTAAATATCTTGTTGGGTGGTGGTATTTTGGCTTTCATCCAATGGGCGGTTGACAAGCTGAGTCTGTGGCACACGAAGAATGACAAGACAGCAAAAGCTATCGATGGACTTGCTGACAGGGTTGCTGAACTTAGGGAGACAATGGACGAGCGTGATGCTGTTCTTGCTAGGACACACATCTTGAGATTCAATGATGAGATTTACAACGGTGTGAAACACTCAAAAGAGTACTTCGATCAAACACTAGAAGACATTGACAATTATGACCGTTTCTGCGATACGCATCCCGATTTTCGCAACAGCAGAACGGTGATGGCTGCACAGAACATTAAGGATACGTACAATCGTCTTCTTGATGGACATGATTTTTTGTAAGAGGTAAATAGCCATGAAAATGAGTAATTCCACATACGACATTTTGAAGGAAATCGCTTTGACAATTCTTCCGGCGATTGCGGTTTTGTATGCGACTCTTGGTAAGATTTGGGGACTCCCTTATGTTTCCGAAATACCTGCCACGATTATGGGAATCGATACATTCCTTGGTGTCTGTTTGCATATCAGCAATGCCGAGTACAAAAAGGATGGTGATGCGGAGTGATTAGACTTCATGTCCCTGGATTTTTTGATTCGGACAAGGGCGGTCCTAGATGGGGCGATGCTACCATTTTGGACGATGGTAAATATTTCCTCGTTATTGATGGCTATTGTGGGGTGGGTACAACCCACCTCATTGATGCGCTCAAGGCAAGGGGTATCAAGAGTCCTTATCTGTTTATCACACATCCTCACTACGACCATTACTATGGCATCCGTGAGATTATCAGAAACAAGTATTTCACTCCCAAAGGATTGATAGTTCCGTATCTGAGTTCTTATGGCGATGTTTCGAGTGAGGTCAGAAGCAATAAACAGGCTCTTCAGAGCATCATTAACGAGGCAAAAGCCAAAGGCATCAAGATCAAATATGTCAAAAATGGCGATAAGTGCAAGTACGGTGACATTGAGTTTACGGTCTATCAGAACACTTCCGGCAAGTACGATGGCAACTCTGAGGGTTATGTAAACGACAGAAGCCTTGCTTTTTGGTTCCCGAAGCAGTCGTATCTGACTACTGGTGACGGTGCGACCAAAGTTAATGACATAGCAAAGCCTCGATTCATCAAGATTGGACATCATGGTAACTGGTGCATCCGAGTCATGGCTAGATGGCTCAAGGATCATGGTTGCATATACTGTTGGGACAACGACTATAGTACATACATCACTGATTTCCTTGAGACTGGCAGAGAGGACTGCATCGGTGTTGGCATGAAGTACTTTAGCTGTCACGGTGACCTTAACGTAGTCTTCTTCGGCGGTACAGCGGTCATATACAAGGATTTAAAGAAATGGACGTATAAGTGTGCATACCGTGGCAAAAACGCTCTCAAGGGTGCTGACGAGCCTACAGTACGCAAGACTCTGCGTGGCAGTTATGGTTCTAACAATACTCGTATCACCAATCTGCTGAATAAAGGCTATTATCCGCTTGCGGTGCAGAACAAGGTCAATGATGTGGTTCGTATTGCCAAGGGTATTCTCAATGGCACTCTCGATTATGGCAAGAACGAGGCTCGTATCGCCAAGATTGATAAAGAGTTAGGCAAAGGATACGGACAGCTTGTACAGGACTATATCAATGTTCTGTGTGGCGTAAGAGAGAAGGTGTGATATGGCTAAAGTATATTTTTATGGCATTGACATATCCAATCACCAAGGCAAAGCTGGCTTCGACCTTGACAAGGTTTTGACCAAACATCCTGAGTGCAAGGTTGTAATCATCAAGTCATCTGAGGGTGTAAACTTTGATGACGCATATGATGAAAAGTACATCCAAATTGCTCTAAAGCACAACTGCATAGTTGGCGTTTATCATTTTGCTAGACCGAGCAGAAACTCTTATAAGGCAGAGGCGATGTATTTCATGAGCCTTACTCAGCAATATAAGGGCAAGGTATTTTACATCCTCGATTGGGAAGACAAGGGTGGTGCAAGCAACGCAGCTTGGGCAAAGGGATTTCTTGACTATGTTGCAAAAAAGACAAATTCTACGCCTGTGTTTTACTCTTATGAGAGCATGATTAATGCCAACAACTATTCTAGCTTTACCAAGTATCCGCTTTGGGTGGCAAAGTACAGAGACTATGACATCGATAGGAACTTCGATATGTCTCATGCCGGAACAGCACCGAATGTCAAATGGTGGAGCAGATACATTGCGTGGCAGTTTACTTCTGTCGGCAGACTTGACGGCTACAGCGGTAACTTGGATTGTAATGCCTTTTATGTTGACGAGGCTTATCTCCGTAAGCTAATCAATGGTGATGCAAACAAAGTCGAAGAAAAGGTCCCTTACTCATTTCCGACAACTAATCCTGTCAAGATTTCCAATTCGGGATCTGACGAGAACGGCAATTACAAGAACGGTAAAGCAGGTGACCAAACTGGCAATGAGTGGCGTATCAGAGATTGGTACAACCGCCCCTGGAACTGTGTCCTTCGACATCCGAATCCTAATGTCAGAGCCACGATTGCTCATCTCGCTATTCTGTCAGCCGAGAATGATAACATCGGGTACGATCAAAACCAACGTCAGACATATTGGGAAGAACTCAAGGCTAATGGATACGACCCTAGCAAGATAACTAAGGCTTGTGAGTCCGATTGCAGTGCCGGAGTTATTGCTATCGTTAAGGCAACTGGCTATCTCCTTGACATGGAAGAGTTGCAAAATATTGATGCAACGTACACAGGAAATATGCGGTCATCTCTCAGCAGAGCTGGATTTGACGTTCTGACTGCATCGAAGTATACTGCAAGCGATGATTACCTTGTTGCCGGAGATATTCTCCTCAATGACGCTCATCACGTTGCCACAGCGGTCACTAACGGTATATACAGCGGTGAGAAAGCCAAAGCTGATTCAACCATGCCGCTCCTCAAGAAGGGAAGTAAAGGCAAGGCTGTGAGATTCCTTCAGCTGATTCTTGGTGGTTTGGATGACGATGGTTCATTCGGTCAACTCACCAAGAAAGCCGTGATCGCAAAGCAGAAGGAACTTGGTGTAAATCCTGACGGTGAGGTTTGGACAGAAACGTGGAACGCTCTTATCCCGACTTTGCCAACATTGAAGCGAGGTTCAAAAGGAAGATATGTCGAAGCGATACAAGTTGCTCTTGATATTGACGTTGACGGCTCCTTTGGTTGGGGAACTACTGCTGCTGTGACTAAGATTCAGTCTGACAAAGGCATTGAGGTCGATGGCATCGTTGGTCCCGATACCTACAGGGCAATCATCGAAACACTATAGCGAGAAGAATGTTAAGCCATGGACACATTTTTCACATACAGGGGAGTTGTAACGGCTCCCCTTTTTTGTTATACTTAAATCGAACAAACGTTTGTTAGACATTCATGGTAGTAACTTGAACTATCCGCACGGATACAACTGTTTACAACTATAAAAATTCAACTCTGATTTGCTTGTCAGAGCCATACCAAATTTTGTCGATTACACCACGCCATAATTGCCGTCTCTCGTCTTCAGTGAGAGTCCAATACCATTGGTCTATGTGCATTCCTACAAGCTGTTTTAAGGCGGTTTTGTCACTAGCCTTAGTCTTATTCGCTTTTTGCCGAAAATCGCTTATACGAGCCGTGTAGTCGGCTACATCATGCTTATATTCGTCCAGTGAGATCAATTCATTGATATACAAATCCTTCAGGCGTTTCAGCTTCTTCTCAAGAGATGAAATCTGCTTCTCATAGCTGTCTCGTTTGAGGGATTCTTTTTCGTTCAATTCTGCAAATGCAAGTCCTTCCAGGTTCTTCACCAAAAACTTTTCCAACTTCTTTTCATTAATGCCACTGGTATTATCACAAGACGGAACAGGGCGATAGTGATACATACACCGATAAACTTTGTATCTGCTTCCCTTGTACTTGTCGGTTGTGCCAGTCATTTTTCTCTTGCAATCACTGCACCACACCAGTCCAGTAAACACATAGTTATTGACATGATTGCTTTTGACATTCATTGACAGCATATGTTGAACTGTCTCAAATGTCTGCTTGTCGATTATCGGCGGTAAATAGTCATCATATCCGTATGCTTCACCCAAGTACTTCCGATTCTGCAAAAGTTTCTTAAATGCTCGTTGTGTTTTTGGCATCCCTGTTTCTGACAGTTTCCGTAGCGTCTCGCACATATTTCCACTCTCGACATACATAGAGAACGCTTGTCTCACTATGTCGGCATTTTCCTCATCAACAACATAATGCTTATCCTCAATCTTGTAACCGAAAGGGACCTTGCCGGAAAGGACTTCGTGCTTTTCCTTCTTATATGCAAACACATGATTGATTCTGACCGATGTAGTCTCAGACTCATACTGAGCAAAAGACAAAGTTTGATTTACCATGAATCTGCCTTGCGGAGTCAACGTTTCGAACCTCTCCCAAATCGCTCGCCATGCCACTCCGAAAGTGTCCAGTGTCTCTTGCGTGTTAAGGTAATGCCTTATTGATCTGAACCATCTGTCAAGCCGAGTAAACAGGATGAGTTCTATCTTCCTTTGCCGTACATAATTCAACAAATTTTGCAACTCATCTCTCTCGTTGAAGAGAATGCCGGAAACGCCGTCATCGACAAACTCAGCTACTACTTCATGGTTATGCTCCTTTGCATAGTTCCGCAAAGCCGATAGCTGTGCTGGTATGCTGTCCCCTTCTCGTGCTTGAATATCCGTACTCACACGGACATAAAGTCCAACCTTCATTTCTCTCTCCTGTGCGCTTCATACTCAATTTCCTGTACGTTACTTTTCTCCCAATCGTGGTGGCGAACATGGTCCAGTGCGTGTTCAAAACAATGACGCTGTGCCTCACTCGACCATCGTGTATTGATAAATACAGTGAATGAGTCATCAGCATTATGGCATATGCACTCTCCAACCTCGTTATCTAAATCCATTAAGACCAAATTAAATGTATATCCCTGTAAATCTTTAGGTAGATTCTCCGCCGTCAAAATCATAGTCATCCTCTGGGTGTTCCGATTTGTAGTATGCGACAAGCATATTGTAGAAAGTTTTAAATTTGTCAGAATCAATGTTTCGTTTAACATGGAAAAGTGCGTGAAGCTGTGGGTCTTCATACATCTGCTGTGCCAACAGTTCAGATACCACATCTTGATAGTACTTTGTTCCTTCATCTTCTTTCGTTCCAAACAAGAAGCCGACAGTCACATTGAAATACTCCGCAATTTTCTTGGCGTTTTCGGCAGAAATTTTGCTATTCCTTCTCTTCCAGTTACTAAAGACAGATTGATTGATTCCAGTGGCACGACTTACATCAGCAATGCTGACTCCATCTCTTCTTAATAACTCCTCAAAGATTTCCCACATGGCATTTTTTCTCCCTCAAAAGAAATTTTACCAAAGTGAAGAAAACCTATTGACTTAACCAAAGTGAAAAGATATAATGCAATCATGTTCACAAGAGTTAAATCAACTGGCTAGACTTCACGGTTGAAATATTACAATTTTGTTTTCTGTGTACCAATTATATAACAAATGTGAAGTTTTAGCCACATAAATTTGTAAGAAAGGTGGTGAAAATTTGTATCAGAAATATTGTGAACTCCTCAAAGCACACGATGCTACCACATCTGATTTCTGTAAGACGATGGATGTCTCTGAATCCGCAATGTCGATGTGGAAAAAGCGCAGTGAGGAATGGGATGGTACTGGCAAGAAGCCAACTCCGAGCCTGGAAACGGTCGCAAAGATGGCGAAGTTTTTTGAAGTGCCAATCGAGTTTTTCATCGAGGAGTGATTTAAGGATAAGGAGCAAAAAAATGAGAACTATAGGCAATATCAAAATTCCTGAAAATGATAATTACCGTGTACAGTCAACATTCGATTATGGAAGGTTCAGGATGATTGAGGGCAACAGAGATGTTGACCACGAGAAGGCAATCGAAGAAAGCATAACGAACTGTGGACTTCTTCCGATCCCAGTGCTTGTCAATGAGTTTTACGAAATTGTTGATGGGCAAAACAGAGTTGCTGTCTGCATGAAACACGGTCTTCCAATCTATTATCAGATTGTTCCAGGCATCAGGCTGAACGAAGTAAAGTGCATCAATTCTGCTTCAAAAAATTGGAGTACAAAAAATTTCATCCACAGCTATGCGGTTGGCGATCAAAACATCAACTACATATATGTTGAGCAGCTTATGAAAGCGTATCCATGGGCATCACAGTCTCTAATCACATTCGCAATCAGTGGAGCATCGGGGTGGGGGACCGGAATCAACGCATACAAGTCGGGAGATTTTGTTTGCACAGACAAGGAATACAACGATGCCGTTTACGCTCTCGACTATGTTGGACAGTTCGATGAACTCCTGTCATCCGTCAAGGGCAAGAAGTATATGTACTTGATCGCCATCATGTTCTGCTACA